ATGGCTACAGGAAAAAACAGTAAAAGGGCAACTCGGGCGGCAGTGCCCGACATCGTGTTTGAGGCGGTGCGGGAGGGGAATTCATTGTTTGCAGCCTGTCGGCGCGCGGGCATCAGCACCCGCGATTTTTATGCGGCGACGGCGGCGGACGAGACACTGCGCGAGGCATATCAGCTGGCGCAGGCAGACTATGCCGACCGGTGTACCGACGACATCAGGAAAATCGTGGCGGACCTGAAAACCGGGGAGATTGACAATTCCACGGCGAAGCTTCTGATTGAGACGGAAAAGTGGCTGGCGCAGAAATCCTGTCCCGAGCCGGTGTGGGACAAGATTGCAGGCGGCGAAAGCGACAGCGGGGACGGCGGCGTGGCGGAGATTGTGGTGAAATTTGTGTGAGGTCGGGTGCCGGACGGAAAAGGTGTCGGAATGGAGAAACCGGAATGAGCCGGACGGAAGCGGTGCCGGACGGAAAAGCGGGGAGAGATGAGTGATGAAGGTTGAGCTGCCGAAAGCGTTTCAGGAACTGCTGACGGCAAAGGCGCGTTATAAAATGTTTTACGGCGGACGGGCTGGCGGCAAGTCGTTTGCGTTTGCGGACGCGCTGCTGACGCTGGCGACAAGCCGGAAGATGCTGATTGCGTGCGTGCGCGAGGTGCAGAACTCCATAAAGGATTCCGTTTACAAGCTGATTGCCGACCGGATTGCCTATTACCGCCTCGGCGATTACAGGCTGTATGACGACCGGATTGTCAACCTCAAGAACAAGTCCAAATTCATTTTTAAAGGGATTATGGAGCATAACGCGCAGAATATCAAATCGCTGGAGGGGGTGGATATCTGCTGGTGCGAGGAGGCGCAGAAGATTTCCGAGCGTGCGTGGCTGGTGCTTGACCCGACTATCCGCAAGCCGGGGTCGGAAATCTGGCTGTCGCTGAACCGCGAGGAGGAGGCCGACCCGGTATGGAAGGCGCTGGCACTGCATCCTGATGCGGATACAATCGTGCGCAAGGTCAACTATTACGACAATCCTTACTGTCCTGAGAATATGCGGCGGCTGGCGGCAAAGATGAAAGCCGAAAATTACGGCGAGTATCTGCACGTCTGGGAGGGAGAGCCGCGGCTGGCGGCGGACGATTACCTTATCGGGCGCGAGGAGGTTTACCGCGCGCTGGAAGCAAGAGTGGAAATTGCCGACGGGGCGGCGCCGCTTATCGTCGGGGTGGACGTGGCACGGTTCGGCGACGACAAGACAGCGCTTTGCTATCGGCGCGGGAGGCAGGTGTGCGCGGTTAAGACGTATCAGAAACTTGACGTGGTGCAGGTGGCCAATCTGGTCGGCGGGGTCATTGCTGCGGAACATCCGGCACGCGTGTGCATTGACGTCGGCGGGTTGGGGGCGGGCGTGTTTGACGTCCTTGTTGCCAACGGGTTTGCCGAATGTATTACGGCGGTCAATTTCGGCGAGCGGGCGGATAATCCGGAACGCTATGTCAACCGGCGGGCGGAAATGTGGGCGCGGGCGGCGGAATGGCTGAAGTCGCCGCTGCCGGTGTCGCTGCCCGACGTGCCGGGGCTGGTTGAAGACCTGACGGCACCGCTCAAGATGTTTGATGCGCTCGGCCGGCTGCAGCTTGAGGCCAAAGCCGACATCAAAAAACGCCTCGGACGGTCGACGGACGCGGCGGACGCCCTGGCGCTGACCTTTGCCATTCAGAACGCGGAATATCTGCTGAAGGCGGGAAGCGCACGGGACGGGGACTTTGTTGACGATTCAGTTTATCTTTAATTTTATATGCAAAGGAGTATGAAAAATGAGTTCAGTATTTTCCAAACCGAAAGTGGTGCAGATTGAGCCGGAGGAAGTCGAACCGGAGGTTGTCGACAATTCTGAGGAAGTGCAGGAACTGGAACGCAAGCGCAAAAAGAAAATGGGTGCGGTGTCGCAGCTCTTGTCGCACGATAATTCCTACGGTTCCGGCGGCAAGACCACGCTCGGCGCATAACGGCGCAGGGGAGGGAGCCGTATGGAGATGCGGTGTGAGAGGCAGGCGATGGTGCGAGATTGTGCCGGGGGGTAGTGGGAGAAGGCGATATTAGTGCAAACGTTTTTTAAGAAAGGAACAATATGTCAGATAAGAAAAAAATTGTACAGTTTTAGGGTTTATACGTGAATTTGATTGTTTAGATTATATGACAAAGGAAAAAACTGTTGTTGATACAGGGAATAAATATGCCAATACGGTTTTGAACAGTGCAGCGATTAAAAAAGGGATTGATATGATACCTCATAAATTGGCTAAACTGGGAGCTAAAGCAATTGTGAATTCCCCGAAAGGAGGTTCTTATGTAGCGAGAGGCATTGCAGCTTATCGTGAAAGCTGTTGGAAGAAAAAACAGTTGCATTTTTTTCTTTTAGGAAATAGTATCTTTGTTACAGGCAGAACGGAGGTATCATATTATGTATCAGTTTATGGCAGAAATGAGCCCGAGGCGGCAAAAAATGTTGTTTGCGGCGGGCGTTTATGTATTATGGCTGCTGGCTTATGGTCTGGCAGCGGCGATATTTTCGTTGCCTGATGAAGATGTTTCATCTTTTCTTTTTTGGGGATTTATTGCCGCAGCGGCTTTTAACAAGGCACCAAAGGCAGAAGCCCGGGTGATTGACGCATATCCGAATGCTGCGGCGTACATATTCGCATTCGGTTCGGCCTTTTATTGGTCAATACTGCTGATGACACCGGTGTTTTTGGATTTCATCATGATGTATTCTGACGGCGAGGGCTTTTTGCCGGCATTTTACGTATCTTTTGCCGGCTGGGGAAGCCTGTCGCTGCTGATTGGGTTTCCGATGCGGACGTTCCTGCTTATCCGCAGAGAGAAACGGGCGGGAGCAGAAACCGGCGGCCGATAAGCCGGGTGAAGAACGCAGAACGGGGAGACAGGAGCAGGTTTTCAGGCTGCCGGTTCGAAATCGAGCTGGCTTTTTTATGAACGAGCGGCGGACGGTTTGGGGCGTATCGGGGTGGCGGAAAAACAATAAAATTGACAGGAAAACTGATGATTATGTTGGTGAGGAGGACTTTGTCGAGGACAATATCTTTGGAATTCAAGAGTTAAACAAGGTAGAAAAAGCATTGACAGCTACGCCGGCGATTATATACTGGAAAAAAATGTCTGCGAGTGGACTGATTATGATTATCAGTTTTTGCGAATGACGAAAGATTATGACCGTAATTGGGAAAAGAGAAAAAAAGTTTTGGAATATCTTAGTTATCAAAGAGGGCTGAAAAAGTTGAAATGAGCGGCGGCAGGAAAAAACGGTTTCAGGATTGGCGGAAAATGTTTCGAAATCGGAAAGAACGGTTTCGACCGGGGCGGCGGTGGCTGGCAATAGTGTTGCTGCTGGCAATTCCGGCAATGGCGGCGGGAGTGATGTCCGGCAATCGGGATATTTTTTGGGGGCAGCTGGCGGTTGAGTTTTATGCCCTTTTTTTGCTGACGGCAATATGCAGCAGGGATTTTGCGGAGGTGTATCAGAAGCTGGCTTGGGAAACGCCGAAGGAAAGCAGAGGGGCGAGGAAAGCGAAGCGGTGGCTTTGCGGTGCGGTTTATTACACTCTCTGGTGCGGGGCTTTGTTTATGATATACCTGCTGGGATAGGCGATGGCGAAAGGAATAGGAGACGGCGAAGGGAAGCGGCGATGAAACTGATGACGAGCGGGATAGGAAACCAACGAAGGGAAGCGGCGATGAAACTGATGGCGAGCGGGATAGGAAGCCAACGAAAGGTGTGGCGATGAAACAGATGGCGAGCGGGTTTGCCGATGCGGAGGAAAGGCGATGAGATTTGCGGCGAATGAATTTGCGATGTATGTTTTTACGGCGGACATATTGGCGGCTGGGGAGAAACTGTGATGAAAACAGAGAAAACAATTTTGGTCAAGTTTTGCGGCAGCGCGGTGCTGTTTCTGGCGGGAGCGTATTTTCTGCCGATGTGGACGGCATGGGGGATATGCGACAATACGGCGGGGGACGGCGTCTGCAGACAGGGGCTCCTGACCGGGATTTTTACGGCGGCGTATGTGGCGGCGTTTTGGGGGCAGGCTTGGCTTAACGCGCGGTTGGCAGGGGCGGAAGAGCGACGCAGCTATCAGCGGCTGGCGCTGTTTTTGTGGTTGTATCTGGCTTTGTGCGGCACAGGCCTGGCCGTGAAAATTTTGGTTTGAAAAGGCCGAAAAGAAGGGGAACAGCGGCGGCAATTGCAGTGGCGGAAAGAGCGCGCAGGGACAACTTGAAAGGGAGCCGGAGCAAGAGCTGAGACAATTTGAAAGGGACTGGAGTGAGGGGCGGAACGGAGAGTTGGGAGCAGATTTTCAGGCTGCCGGTTCGAAATCGAGCCGGCTTTTTTTATGAGTGAGCGGCGGTGATTCCGGTTTGGCGGGAGCCGCCGTTTTTATGGGTGTATGGGTGCAGCGGTTCCTGACCGGGAAACGCGGCGCCCTTTTTATTTTCGGAGGGTCTTTATGGGACAATTTAGTATGACGGACAAAGACGTGCCGTTCGGGACGGCAGGCGGGTTCGGCGGCGAAGTTACCGGCGGGTTCGGAAGCGAAGTTACCGGCGGGTTCGGCGGTACGGCTGGCGGCAATGGCATAACGGACAAATTTCGGCAGCGGCACGGGCGCGGCAGCGACGGGAACCGGAAGCCGGCAGTTACGGCCGAGGGCATTTTGAAACGGCTGGAGGCGATGAAAACCGAACGTGCCAAATGGGAGCCGATGTGGAACAAAGCGGCGGAAATGTGTTCGGTTGATTCCGAGCTGTTTGCGACCGACGAGCGCGGGCGGGTCAGGCAGGCGGTGTTTGACACGACCGGGCGCAACGCGCTGTCTTGTTTTGCCTCGAGCATGAAATCGGTGATTGTGCCGACGACAACGCGCTGGCACCGGTTGAAACCGGTCAATCCGAAGCTGGACGACAACGCGGCGGTCAAAAAGTATCTGGAACGGGCGACGGACCTTTTGTTCCGGATGCGCTATGCGGCGGCATCTAATTTTGCGGCGGAGAGCGACCTTTTGTTTAATCAGCTCGGCATCTACGGGCACGCGTTGTGGATGGTTGACGACGATATCGGCCGCGGCATCGTTTACCGCACCATCCCGGTTAAGGAAGCCTATATCAAGCGCGACGATTGCGGCAGGCTGGCGGCGGTGTTTCGCGAATACGAACTGACGGCGGCAGAGGCCGTAAGCAAGTTCGGCGACTCACTGCGCGGGGAAATCCGGCAGGCGGCAGAAAATACGCCGGAGAGAATGTTCAAATTCCTGCATGCGGTATACGAGCGCGACGACTGGCAGGCGGAAGAAGAAGATTTCGGCGGAATGAGATATGCGAGCGTGCATCTGGACATGGCTGCGAAACGTATTATCCGTACCGGCGGCTATCGTACCTGTCCGTATATGGCGCCGCGTTTTTTGGGGATTGCGGGAAGCTCGTACGGCGACAGTCCGGCTTTGCAGGCGTTTTATGATATGCTGACCGCCAATGAGATGGGCAAAACCATTTTACGCACCGGGCAGCTGCAGGCAAATCCGCCGATTTTGACGAGCATGGGGCTGATTGATGCCAATAAGCTCGGTTCGGCGGGAGCGGTTATCCGCGGCGGGCTGGACAGCCAGGGCAAACCGGCGGCGGTTTCAATGCAATACGGCAACAACCTGTCCATTACGGTGGAGATGCAGCGCGAAGTGCGGGCGGCGATTGAACGCGCGTTTCTGGTACCGCTGTTCCAGTCGCTGACGCAGACCAAGCAGATGACGGCGACTGAGGTGGAAAAGCGCGAGATGGAAAAATCCATGCTGCTGGCGCCGATGTGCGAACGCATCGCGGCGGAATGGCTGTCGGGGAACATTGAGCGCGAATTGGATATTCTGGGTATGTACGGTATGCTGGACGATGTGCCGGACGAGCTGATGTATGAAGGCTCTATTGCCATCCAGTTTGAAAGCCCGGCGGTGCATATGCAGCAGTCGGGAGCGATTGTCGGGCTGTATAAGACGATGGAAGCGGCGGCGGCGATGGCACAGAGCAATCCGGACGTGCTGAAGGTTTTTGATATGGAAGCTGCGCTGCGGAAAATCGCCGATTATTACGGGGTCGGTTCCGATGTGGTAAAAACGGCGGACGATATGGCAGCGATACAGCAGCAGGAAGCCTTGCAGGCCATATTGGCGCAGCAGGGAGGAAACGCAGCGGGTATCGGCGGCACGGGCATGATGGCGAGCGGCGCGGGCATGATGGCGAGCGGTGCGGGCATGATGGGGAACGGCGCGGGCGGTGCGAACGGCATCGGCACGGGCGGCGTTGTTTTGTCCGGAGCAGGCGGTATCAGCGCGAGCACGGGCGGTTCTGCATTGTCCCGTGCCGGCGGTACCGGTGCGCGGACAGGAGGCAGCGCAGGACTGCGCGGCAAAAGGGCTTAACGTAAACAATCGGGAGAAATTAAGATGTTTTTCAGAAAAATCAAACGCGAACATGAACTGGTGCGGGCATTTCAGAAACTTTTTCTGGGGCAGGGAGGCCGGCTGAAACCTGAAGCCGCGGTCGTTTTGGAATTTCTGCGCGACGAGGCGGGCGCCCGGGGAGAACTCGGCAACGGCAGCACACCGTATTTTTATGACGCGCAGAATCGTTTTGATCCGAACGCGGCGGCGTTTGTTCTCGGAAAACGGCGGATTTTTGATTTAATCGTCAAATATCTGGCATTGTCGGAAACCGAAGTCTTTGCGTTGTACACGAAACTGCAGCGCGACGGCGAGGACGTTAAGCGCGAACTGGAAGTCTGACAGCAACGGGGGCAATGGAGCTTTGGTATTGGGAGAGGCGGCGCCGTTGCGGTTTGGGCGCAGTGCGGCGAAGATTTTTTTTCAAAACCGGGGCAAAAGGTATTGACATTGTGTCAGAGGGCGTTTATTATTCAGACATAATAGACAAGAAGGCACCGGAGACGGTGCCTTTTGCGTTGGGCGGAAGCAGGACGTTTGCGGCGGGTTTTTTTGTATACGGGAAACGAGAGGGGAACGGATTATATTTTTTGATTTTTGGGAAGATGCAAAAGAGAATATGGTTTAAGCCGGTAAAGAGCGGATGCGAAAACTGGTCTTGAAATATGGTGAGAAACCGGATGAAGATGATATGAATGAAGCTGACTGGTTTGAATATCAGGCGGTTAAAAAATATGAAGATGAAGTTACTGGAGAGATGATTAAAGATAAAATTAAGAATGGAATTGTTTCTTCAATTTTTCCAGTAGGTTTAGCATCCTATAAAACAGCAAAAGCATTTGGAGAATTTGTTGCTGATACTCAGATAGCATATAAATATAAACGGGCGATGGATGAGACCGGGGGCAAGCTGGTTCGTAAGTATGGTTCCGGGCAGGGAGCTGAGATTGATAATTATTATCATTCTCTTTTACAATGTGAATTGGCTAAAATAAGTCAGGAGAGTCAGCGTAACGGTATATTGCTTGGATATGCAAAAGAGGTTGCAGATTATGTAAAAAAGAGGAGTAACGGGCAGAATCGAAAAGTTATTTTAGAAGATTCGAGAAAAGATTTGCAAAATAATATGTATGGCAGTAAACAGGGAGAGAGAAACAAAAATAAACCGTGTGAATGGTTATTGGATGACAAGCGGACAAGGAGAATGCGCGATGCGGGAATCAGATGAGGCCGGGCGGACGGCGGAACGGGCAACCGGGCAGGGCATCGTTCGGGAAAAAGAAACGGGAGGCTGGCTGCGGTTGTGGAGCGGAACGAAGAAGGCTGCGATTACGGTTTTGTGCCTTGCGGGCGTGTTGTTTCTGACAATTCTTTTATTGTATCGGATATTTGTTTCTCCATCTGAAGACAAATGCATTCAGGAGTGTATCGCGGCTGGAGAGCAGGAACACGTTTGCATTTTTGATATTTGCGATTAGAACAGACGAAAGGGAATGTTATGGCAAAACAGAAAGCAAAACGGGACGTTTATGCGATGGAGCGGGATGTTGGAACCACAGGGCGGGAATTAAATGAGGCCGGGCGGACGGCGGAACGGGCAACCGGGCAGGGCATCGTTCGGGAAAAAGAAGCGGGAGTCCGGCTGCGGTTGTGGAACGGGACGAAGAAGGCTGCTATTACGGTTTTGTGCCTTGCGGGAGCATATTTCTTTTATATCGTATTTCAGCTTTGGAGGTATGCGGATTAGCCGTGCGGTAGTCGGGCGGTTTTAGCGTGCTGTATGGCTTTGGCGGAGATGCAAGCGGCGGTTACGGTTCCGGTGGTGAAGCAGACGGTGAAGTGTCCGAGTTCGGCGGATTTTTTTCAAAACCCAGGGCAAAAGGTATTGACATTGTGTCAGAGGGCGTTTATTATTCAGACATAATAGACAAGAAGGCACCGGAGACGGTG